ATCTGTGTATAAATATGTCGGTGCCGCGGATATCTCCCTGCAGACAGCGTTCGGCTTTGAGTACATGAAGAAATTCCTTGGCGCTGATGTTGTCTTCGTAAGCTCTGAAATCCCGGAAAACGTGGTCATTGCTACTCCGCTCAACAACATCATCGGATATTACATCGATCCGGGCGACTCTGAGTTCGTAAAAGCTGGCCTCAGCTATACAACGGACCCGACTACTCATTTTATCGGTTTCCATGCACAGGGTACTTACGAGAGAGCAATTTCGGATCTGTACGCTATTATGGGTCTGCGCTTATTCTGTGAGTACCTGGATGCCATCGCCTACATCTCTGTTGGTGGCGCGGATACGCAGACTCTTGGAAAACTGACCGTAACGGCGGCAGAAGGATCTGAAACAGGAAAAACAAAGATCTCCGTAAAAGAGCAGCTGATGTCTATGAAAAACTGTTGGAAGTACAAAGATGCGGCATCCGCGACTACCGTGAAATACGGCGATGACGTGAAAAACTGGAGCAAATGGGATGGAGAATCCGAAATTGCATCTACAGCGGACCATCACATCACGCTGGTTGAGTGCGACCAGAACTACAAAGCAGTTCGTTCCGGCGACGTAACAGTAGCTGTGAAGAGCTGAGAAGGAGGAACCTATGTACAGGGTGATTGAATACTTTACGGATCTTCATGACGATGACCATGAGTACCGAGAGGGTGATGTTTTCCCACGCGAGGGAATCAAGGTATCGAAAGAGCGTCTGGAAGAGCTTGCTTCGGATAAAAACCTGCGTGGAACCCCGGTGATCGAACTGGTAAAAGAACCAGAGAAGTAGGAGGCAGCCTATGATCGAAGATCTGAAACTGCTTCTTGGGATGGAAGATACAGACAAAAAGACAGAACAGCAGTTACAGCTGATTCTGAATGCCACGAAACAGCGGCTGAAATTTCTTCTTGGCGGTCTGGAGCCGCCGGAAGAAATGGAATACATCATATTGGATGTTTCAGTCATTCGATTCAACCGAATCGGATCAGAAGGGCTCTCCTCTCACAGTGTTGAGGGCGAGAGCCTTTCCTGGTCTGAAAATGATTTTGCCGGGTACATGGATGATATTCAGTCTTATCTGGACAGCCAGCGGGAGGCAAGGAAGGGAAAGGTGAAGTTTCTGTGAGATACGATACGCCAATTTTCTTCCGGCGAGTCCTGCCGGGTGAGTATGATCCAACGACTGGAAACTATGCCGACGATCAGGTAACAGAGGTGCGGAAAATGGCATCTGTGATGGATACGCGGGCGGAAATCATGCGGATCGTATACGGCGGGATCCGTCAGGGCAGCGTGACAGTGCAGCTCCAGAACCATTATCAGAAGCCGTTTGACAGGATCCGGATTGGAAACACGACCTACAAAGTGGACTATACGCGGAAATTACGTGTGAAACAGACTTTTATTTTATCGGAGGTGGTTTGATGCCGAAAATCAAGCTGGAAGGAATGGAGAAGCTGCAGGTCAAATTGAAGAAAAATGTGCAAATGAACGATGTTAAGCGGATTGTGAAAAGTAATGGGGCAGCCCTGCAGGAGTCGGCGCAGAGAAAGGTACCGGTGGATACTGGTAACTTGAAACGAAGCATTGGACTTGAGATCCGGGATAGCGGTCTTACAGCGGAAGTGGAGCCTACAGCAGAGTATGCGGCATACGTGGAGTATGGAACCCGATATATGAACGCACAGCCGTATATGCGCCCTTCCTATACAGCACAGAAAGAGAAATTCAAATCTGATCTGAAAAAGCTTACGAGGTGACACGATGGATCCACAGCAGGAATTATTCAGTGCATTGCTTCTGGAATTGAAAAAACAGTATCCAGGCAGTGTGTATGACACGTTTTTACCGTCGGAAGGCACACCATATCCGTTTGTCTATCTGGCAGACAGTGATTTGAATGACAGAGCCAATAAAACAGCCGTGTTCGGCATTGTAAGCCAGACAATCCACGTCTGGCACGACAATCCGCGGCAGCGAGGCACAGTTTCACAGATGATTCTGCAGATCAAGCAGATTTGCAGACAACTGGAACATACCGGCAGCTTCTCCTGGTCCGTGCAGGACTTGAATCAGAGAATATTGCCGGACACAACTACCAACCAGCCACTTCTTCACGGCATCGTGGAAGTGACTTTTTTATTCAGTTAGGAGAACAGCATGAGAAAAACAATTGATTTACAGTTATTCGCAGATGCGGTACGTGGTAAAAAGATCGTTTATCTGTACCGCCTTAAAAAAGATGCGGCTAAAAATGCAGCTACAGCATTAGCGTTTACGACAGAGAACGGCAGAACGACAAGCAAGGATGCCGATACCACAGAGACCAAGGACGGCACGATTCGAACCCCGGGAGCAGCCGAGGTTGAGATTACGGCAACCAGTATTCTTGCCAAGGGCGACACACTGATCGACTCTCTTGAAGATGCCATGATCAATGATGAACTGGTCGAGATCTGGGAAGCAAATCTGGATGAACCAGCATCCAGCGGAAGCAATAAATTCAAGGGAAAATATTTCCAGGGTTACGTAACGGAGCTGGAAAAGACTTCGAATGCCGAGGATATGGTAGAAGTATCCCTTACCTTTGGCGTAAACGGAACCGGCGAGAAAGGCGATGTGACAGTGACAGCCGCACAGCAGGAAGTAGCGGCATACGTATTTACAGATACAACTAAAACAGGAGCGTAAAAATGCAGAGGGCGAGCAATCGTCCTCTTTTTTGAACAGTAAAGGAGAAAAATGATATGGAACTTACAATCAATGGACAGGTGTATCAGTTTAATTTTGGCATGGGATTCATGAGAGAAATGAATAAAAAAGTAACTATGCCGGTAGACGGAGTAAAAGATGCTAAGAAGAATATTGGCCTGAGATACGCTGTGGCAGGGATCATGGACGGAGATGTAGAGTCTCTTGAGGATCTGTTACTCGTAGCGAATAAAGGGCAGAATCCGAGAGCAACTACAGAAATTCTGGATGAATATATTGATGATCCGGATACCGATATCAATCAGCTCTTCGAAGATACGATGGGTTTCTTAAAGAGTGCAAATGCTACGAAGAAATGCGTCCAGAATCTCGAGAAGACGATCGAGGAAGAAAAAGCGAAGAAGTAGGCGATATAACTCATGAAGAGGCGAGCTTCGAAGAACAATACCGGGAAGCTGCAATCAGCTGCTTCCGGTATTTGGGATTCACATCGTTTGAGCAGGTTGATCGTCTGACGATAGCACAGTACGAAATTATGATGGAAGCGCTGAGATATCGGATAGTAGACGACGAATACAGGGCACATCGGCAAGCCTTTCTGAATTTTGCTGCCCAGGCGCAGAAAAAATCTGGGAAGAAAACAGTGCCAGTATACAAAAGATTCCGAAATTTCTTCGACTATGAAAAAGAATTAAAAAATGTGAAGGAAAAGAAACATAAGAAGAGCGATCCGCGTTTTGTTGGAATATCCAAGTTGTTAAAGAAAGGAGGGCGAACAGATGGCAGAATCTTATAGCGTAAAAGCGGTTTTGTGCGCGGAAGATAAAAACTTCTCGTCAATGATGAAATCATGTAGCAGTTATGCTGATAATCTGAAAAATACGCTTACAAGTGGAATTGGATTTGGTGCTATGGCGGCGATTGGATCCAAGGCAGTCTCGGCAATCGGAAGCGGACTGAAAAGCTTGACTGCTGGTGCAATAAGCGCTGGCGCGAATTTTGAGAATGCTATGTCGTCTGTAGCAGCTATTTCCGGAGCTACAGGATCCGACTTTGATAGACTGTCTGAAAAGGCAAAACAGCTTGGAAAATCCACGCAGTACACCGCAAGCGAGACAGCTTCTGCGATGGAGTATATGGCAATGGCCGGCTGGAAAACTGAGGATATGTTAAATGGAATCGAAGGTGTAATGGATCTAGCCGCAGCGTCGGGAGAAGATTTGGCAGGCGTTTCTGACATTGTAACAGATGCGATGACAGCGTTCGGCTTATCAGCAGATGGCACAACCAAAATTATTAAAGATGGTTTTACGAAAGAAGTTTCTAACGCTTCACATTTTGCTGACGTTCTTGCAGCGGCTTCGGCCAATTCCAATACAAATGTTGCCATGTTGGGTGAATCATTTAAATATGCGGCTCCGGTAGCTGGATCGTTAGGCTATAGTGTAGAAGATACAGCCATCGCTCTCGGTCTCATGGCTTCATCAGGATTGAAAAGCAGCATGGCCGGAAGTAGCCTTCGAACTATTCTGACGAATCTTGCAAAGCCAACAGATGATATCAGTGACGCAATGGATTATTTGGGCATATCGTTGCAGAATGGTGATGGCTCGATGAAGTCTCTGATATA